TCTGGGAGGACTCATCGGTACAGCTACGGCTAATAAGAATGGATTAATGAGTAAAATATTTGCAGTAACTGATATAGAAAGAGAAAAAGGTCTGATTATTGACTATCAAGTTGATTCTAATGGTTTATATACTTCTTCTTCGTTGATAGAAATATATGTCTATTCGGGATCTAAGACTGCATTTTATAGAGTGATGTCAATACCTACTGGATCTAAAAACATAGAAATAAAATATATGGGGCTGCATTGGTGCGATTTTAAATATGCAAATGGTAAATTGTATGTGTTACCTAAGTCGGAGGATTCTTCTATCTCGTATAAGGTATCATTAGTTAGAAGAACAAGACCGAATTTCTCAACAATAAACTTTTCTGATTTTTCCACTGTTACAGGTGAAATAATTACACCTACACTTGATTAATCCACTTCTGGGAGGACTTCTGCAAAATGGAAACTATATAAGGATGGCAGAAGGTAAAGGATCTGCAACCTTATATAGGATTGATTTTACAAGGGATTTAAATTTGGTAGTTAAGATTGTTGGTGAAGGTAATTCGGAAATAGTAGATGACTACTCTATTGTCTGCGGACATGGCGGTGGTAATAATTTATGTATTACGCATAATTCTGGTCCGTCATCAATAAGAATATATAGAGATAATGATTACAATTACTATGTTTACGTGAGCGTGTGGGGATACGCTGTTGCATATTTTGCCAACCGCATACCGATGAATAATACCATTTCAGCAACTAAAGTAGATATAGATATTAGTACGCTCACACAGGTAGGAATTTAGACAAGATTTTCTGCCTGTTGGCGATTAATTGGGATTATTGGCGAACCGTATCTTTGGTATAAAAAACGGGTGGTCCGGTACAAACCGGTGCCACCCGATCCTCCCGATCATTGTAATACTATTAAAGAATCAACATCTTTATCTATTAGATCCTACAGACGTAACAGTCAATGGTTCTGACTGTGTAGTCGTCTTTACATAAATATTACCATTTCTTTCTCTATATGCATTAAAGTGATCCTTTCCTAAAGGACCAGACAATCTTGTGAATTTCGCACTGTCCGCCCAGTTACCATCAATGGAATATAATCCGGTTGATCCACTTGTTCTAATAAATACAAGTGTAGAATATCCATCCCAAGATTCTATTTTTATTAATTTGGTAGACGTGATGGATTGAGCAATTTTAATATAATTATTTTTACTCATCAATCCGTTTACTTCATTCGTTGCAAGCGGTATCAGTTCTCCCAGGTCAAGATTATAACCTTTTTTATATCAAACAATGTCTATACAACGTTCCAGTTATCCCAGTCACTTGAAATCATAAAACGATATGCAATTTTCCCATTATATCTGCCAAAAATAATTTGCACTTTATATAATAAAGAATTAAAAACAACTAGAAGACCATAGTCGTTAAATCCATCAATATTTAAAACTTCTCCTATTGAGTATATACCACTTGTTAATTTATCTATACTTTCTATTTTATCTCCCATTCCTCTCAACCATGTATCATTTATCCCTATCAGTCCTCCCAGAAGCATTTTTTGTGGTTTATTTTGTAAATACAGAAGATTCTTTTAACTTTAAAAACAAAAAGTTGAATATGTTAGAGAAGATCAGATACCGTTTGGTTTATAACCGACAAAACAAGTTAAATCGACAAGGGACAGCCCTAGTCCAAATAGAAGCCTATTTGAATCAGAGAAAGGTATATTTTAAAACCAATGTTTATCTAAAGCCGGAGTGTTGGAGTAAGGATGGCGCTCAAGTAATTAACCATCCGCAATCGAATGAGCTTAACGCAATGCTATATGAGAAAATACTGGAGTTGCAGGCTATAGAACTTAGCTATTGGAAAAGAGGACTTGAATCAAACCTTTCCACGTTAAAGGAGGCTGTAAAAAAGGGAATTAAACCAGTTGTGTCGTTTTTAAAATTTGCAATACAAACGATAGAGAATTCAGATAGGAAACCGGGAACCAAAGATAATATGCTGGGTACGGTAGCCACTTTGAAGGAATTTCGGAACGTGATAGAGTTTACCGATATAAACTATACGTTTCTAAAGGAGTTTGACGCATTTCTGCGCAACAAAGGATTGAAGGTAAACACGGTAGGAAAACACATGAGAATACTGCGTACCTTGGTTAACGAAGCAATAAACGAAGGTTATATATTACAGGAGGCATACCCTTTCCGTAAGTTCAAGATCAAGAAAGAGAAGAAGGAACATAACTTCCTGATGCCCGCAGACTTGGAGAAGCTGGAGAATCTTGAACTGCCGGACAGGAAGAACAACAGCCGGCACATACTGGACGCATTTCTCTTCTGCTGCTATTGCGGGCTGAGATTTTCCGATTTTAAACAACTTACCTATAAAAATCTCGTAACAGTTGACGGAAAGGAATGGCTAGTTATGAATAGCATCAAAACAGGCGTAAAACTCAATATTCCGCTATATCTGCTGTTTAACGGAAAGGCACTGGGCATAATGCAGAAGTACGACAGTATCGAACAACTGGCTGCATTAGGCTGCAATTCGGACACCAACAGGACATTGCAGAAATTGGGAAGGATGGCGCGTATCAGCAAGAAATTTACCTACCATACAAGTCGTCATACTTGTGCTACTCTGTTGGTTCACCAAGGCGTTCCGATAACCACCGTCCAAAAACTCTTGGGGCATACATCGGTCAAGACAACAGAGATATATTCGGAAGTGTTTGATGAAACGATCATCAAGGATCTGACAAGGGCTAACCAGAAGTATTCTAATCGTAGAAATGTAAAACAAAATCAAATAAAATCTCAAAAATCCCCGGGAAAATACATCAGGCAGTAGAAATCTATAGGAGCTATCTGTTTTATACTTGTTTTTCCGAATCCCATTCCATAACATTCGTTTCCTGTCAATAAAAATACAAACTCGCCAGTCTTGCCGTTCTATTAATTCTCTTCATTCATCTTGCAAGTAAAAAATATTGCATTAATGGCAATTTTTTAAGAAGATTGGTTTTTGTTTCAACATTGGCTTCTTATAACTAATTAATATAGTTTTCTTTTTGTATGTCGTTTTAGAATTGATATCTTTGCTATTATCTTCAAAGTCTGAGCAAACGATATATAGGATATTGGACAGCAATGATGTGCCAAGACGTCCCAAGGTTAGAGGTGTAAGAAAAATATTTGTCACGATAGAGGAGGATGTAGCTGCTATCTTAGATAAGGAGCAATCGGTATCATTATATGTCAATGAGGCTATAAGATTCTATCACGGTAACCGGCATTAATTGTCGGTTATTTTTTTATTAAAACTATATTTAAAATCACGTTTTGAATCGTGTTGTTTAGATAAACTAAAGTCATATCATTTCGCAATACCCTAGAAATACCCACGAGAAGGAAAATATTAAAAATATACCAATACTTTTTGTATAACACCCGATGTTTTTTTATCAAAGCTTTGATATATCTTAAAAATATACCAATTATATATTATATTTTTTCGATACGTAATAAGACAGTGCTGCTACAGAATAAATTGCAGCGCAATCATCTGAACCATTATAGTCCAATACTCCATCCATAAACTCATTGTATTGCGGTATCTTGTCATAGTCTGAACGGAACATTATATTATTTTTGATAAAATCCAAAAAAGCAGATATCCTAGCGTCTGCTCCCATATTTTTATGTATGATTCTGACATCATATCTATCCCTTAAGCCCCGTGCTATAGGGAAATAATTTTTTTCACTTTCAAACAAGATCTCCGCAGGAGATATCCCTTCTAAAAATGACAGAAGAACATTTTCATCAAATGAACTTATATATGTCACATTATCGATATATATTCGCTCATTTACATAACATGAAACCATAATAAACTTTCCGGCATATTCGGGAAGAACATATACAAGTCTTGTTCCCTGAATATTTTTAGATATATCATAATATCTCATATCTTTATTTTCCTGCTTAATTTTACTTCGTTTCCTTTTCAAGGAGAAACGAGTATATTCATCCTTGAATACCCATACGGTAATATATCGCAGACAATCCACCAAGTGACCGTATCTCTCATAAGACTGTCCTGTAATCTTATCCTTTACTCTTTTTTTCAGCACCCCTCCATTAACGTCCTTCTTGGCATTGTTATAATCGACTATCGAGTTTTTACATCCATCATCTACCGAAAATGACATTCCCGAGCCTCCATCGAGCATGTAGTTTACAAATTCACCTGACATTGGTACGGACGGGTTAGAAGCCGGTATCCTTTCCTCAACATGGTAATCGCTTTCCAGCCCTTCTACGAACTTATCAAGAAACGATCTCTTCTCTTCGTCTATAGTGTTCCCGTTTCTTGTCGAAGCATCTCCGTACAGATACAGCATATCATTATACTTTATTGATTTCAGGTAATCTACCGCCATTTTTGAAGCCTGTGTTACCGTGTTGAACGGATCACTGGCGCATATCTCGTTAAACTGCCTTATACTACTTCCATCCACTTGGAAAAATGATATTGAAATATAAGGGAGCACATTGTTATCAATTGATATATGAACCGGCATCCCTTTAATGTAGTGTGTCGTTTTTATGTGTTTGTTTGAATCAAATGCATACAGGAACTCTCCTCCTGTCTTAATGCTTCCCCATTCTCCCAATGCGTATACCCTGTAGTAATTATAATCATGATCCTTGTACCATTGGTAATTAGATATCGTCTGTCTGTCATAGTATCCATACTTCCCGTCCGGAGAACCTACTACCCAGAAGTTGTTCTTATACGAAGAATGCAGCTCTACCGTATCCGATGGATATCTTTCCATTTTTCCCGTACGCTCATTAGCTATCATTCTAGATTTATTATATCTCTTTCCTAATATCCGGCTATAATCCTTAGGTAATAAACTCCTTTTTATCGGATATCTTACTTTCCCGTACAAATCATTCGGATGCTCATCCCACTCGTATGTATCAAGGATCTTGGTTTTTATCCACGAGTCCTCTGATACTGGATTAAAGTTGCATATAATCTGTAGGCCCTCCTTTCCTCGTAGGCGGAAACGTATCTGTGTGAAATCCTCATATTCAAACTCAGTGGCCTCTTCCATCACTATCCAGCGATATCCTGTGATAGACTTTATCTTCTCGGGATCGTCCAATCCTGTAAAATCGATTTTGCAACCATTTATACAGGTTATATTATTTTCCTTTGGAGCGAAAAACTGACTCAATTGAAGAGCTTTCATTTGGGTCTTAAACTCTTCATATACCGTATTCTTAAGACTGGCTCCAACTTTTCTCACAACGAGAGCTGAACCATCTCCGGAGAATACAGACAACAACACGGATTGTGTCGTAGATACAGATTTCCCTGATGAAGAACCACCTCTGTTTATAATATACCGGATATCCTTGTCATGCATCGCCTCACGGATATGCCAAAACAGGGGATTAAACAATTTATACGAGAACACCATCTCTATCATTGCTCGTCCCCAATTATCATGCGCACATTGGTACTGACATCACTTTTTACTGGAGCATCCCATCCAAGCATCTTGCTTATCTGTGTAATGGCGGCTATTTTGCTATATAGCCGTATCTCTACTCCATATTGAGTGTTCTTAATCGATTGGATGCAACATCGGACTGGTTTTGGTATATTATCAAGAGAACGGACAATAAACGTATCTTTACCTTTTAATTGAAGATCTATAGGGTCTACATTTACCACATTTGTAAGGAAGCGCAATGCATCTTCCTTCTTCATATCAGACTTTTTTAAGATATCAGCCTGCAATTCATTTACACGGGATGCGACAGATGGATTTCTCAGTAATTCAAATGCACGCTTACTAACGACCCCATCCTTCCATCCAATACTATTAGGGTAAGCTTTCCGATATGCATCTGTAGCATTACCCGTTTCCATATAATAATGGCAGAAATTTTCTCTATTTGCTACGAGTTTTTTTCCCATAAAAGTCTTTTCGTCCGAAGAACGTACCGTGCCCCTTTACACGGAAACATTATAATTCAAAATTACAAAAAATCTGAATAAAAACAAAACTTGTCATTTAATTCATTTTCTTAAAAGTTCTTTATCATGTAAACCGTGATCACAAGCTGTCTTATAAGCTATATTCCGTAGTTCGTTCAAATTAATATTTTCCATAATCATATAAGTTTTAATGCTTCCTGTAAACCAGCTTCCAGTGCTTCTTCGTAGCTATCCCATTCCTCTCCATCATTTGTTCCTTTATAAGCAGAACTGATTATATGAGTTCCATTGTCAGCTTTAGATATTTCGTATCCATAACCACAGGCACAGTTATATACACATATATGAATATTTTTGGTTTCACGAAGCCACTTTTGGGCAATGGATTGAGTAGGATGGGAACATACTTTTATTGGTAACTCGCTATTTGTTCTATTAGTACCATATTGTCTACCATCTTCA